CCAGTTCGTCACACCCCAACAGACGGTTCAACGACTTCTGCACTTTCACACTTATCTCTGCCATCCTTGACATCCATTGCAGGATTGCAGTCATAAACTCCAAATCCACATGTCCGGTCTCATCGTAAATGTTTTCCCGGTCTATCAATTCCGGAAGGTTATCCATGAACATGAAGCTACCATACAACGCTTCTATTAAATTCTTTTTTCTGTTCGTCATAACTTTTCTGTAAATAAATTCTTGTCGTATCAATACTTCCGTGTCCCAACAGGTCTGCCAACTGTACCACGTCATTGTTCTTTTTCAGATACATTTTAGCGAAGAAATGCCGGAAAGCATGAGGATGCATCTTGCTTCTATCTATTCCGCACTTATCGCCCCAGTCTTTCATTGACTGGCACAAGCTTCTCTGTGTCAGCCTTCCGCACTTACCTACTGCGACATATCCAGTCTTGTGACTCTCCTTTACGTATGCTTTTACTTCCGCCTGTAACTGCCTGCTGAAAAAGAACCTCCGGTACTTGTTTCCCTTTCCCTTTAGAGTGACTTCACCGGAAATGATGTCATCCCACTTGAATTGGAAGAACTCGCTTACCCT